CTGTTCTTGTGTGAGGTTTGTGTTCTCTTCTGTTGCTGTTTCAAAGAACTTCTTAATCTCACCTATCTTATCTTTGTTTGCATTGACAAACTCTTCTAATTGTTCAAACTGAGCGTCAGATAACTTTTGGTTTTGTTCTGTAATATTCTCATTGATTTTGACATTGAGTTCCAACAACTGTTCGTTTACAGTCTTAACTTGGTCGTAAACTTTGGTTTGGTCTAACAATGCTGTTGTCGTTTGTTCAACAAGTGCAAGTTGGTCTTCTTGAAGGTCGTTTACACTCTCCACACCAAACAATCGGTTTGCAACAAGGTTATTGATTTCTTCTTGTTGTGCTATCGTTGAGAGTCCCCTATCAACAGCACTATCTTGTAACCTTAATATATCTTTGAGTAGTAGGTTGAAATCTACCTCTCTTGAGTATAAGTCGTTTCTTAGGTCAAGTTGTTTTTGTAGTTCCTTGAGTTGTTCTGTGTAAACCTCAAATGTGATTTCTTCATTATAAAGTTGTTCTGTCAATATACCTTGTGCTTCAGATAGTTTGACAATCTCTTCATCCAACTTCTTGTTGAAATCTTTTTGTAGGTCGTCTATACGAACTTGGTTGTCATAGAAATCAATCAGAATCTGTCTTTGTTCTTCATCTAATAGTGTGGGGTCAACTTGTTCTAACTTTTCCAATAGTAATGCTAATTTCTCAGCTTCAGTATTGGCTTCAGCAATAACAGTTGTCACATTACCGTCAAATATTGCACCAGTCACAGCACCACCTTGTTCATTGATGGTTTGAAATAAATCGTTAAATATATCTCGAAGTTCAATAATGTCTTCGGGGACTTGGTTGGGTCTTAACAACCTATCCAATGAGTCAGCAAAGTCTTCTGTCTCACCTTGTGTTGTACCCAATATACCTAACCTTTCTTCAAGGAGTTCATTCTGTTTTTCAAGGATTTTATTTGCTCCCTCAATAACCGCAACTTCGTCTCTTTCTGCAACTGTAAGGAGTTCAATTTCTTTTCTTGCTTTTTCTGTACTTCGAGCAATGTCGTTAAGAATCTTTGTATAATCTTCATCTAACTTGTTTCTTTCTTCTTTTTGTTTATTTCGTGTCTTTGTCTTCTTATCTGCATCGTCTCTTGTTTTAGAGAGTTTTGCTTCACTTGCATTTAACTTCTCAAGTATTCCAAGATATATCCCCTCATATAATTCCACATCTGCTCCTGCTGCTTCAATCGCTTCTTGTTGGTTTTCAAAAGCGTCTTGTGCATCTTGTGCTATTTTGACATATGTATTACCAAATGATGTGAATGAATTAATGAGTTGGTCGAAGAAGGTAAGGTTGTCTTCCAAAGATGAGTTTTGTGCTGAAATCTGTTCCTCAAATGCTTGTGACAACAATGATGCTGCGGCTTCAGCCTGAGCCTTGAGTAGAATGTTCTCTCTTGCAAGTTCTAACCTTTCGTTTAGTAAATCTAAACTATCTACTTGGTCTAATGTTATATCGTCTGTTATAACCCCCAATCTATTGAGTTCTTCCAATGCTTGAACTCTCTCTTCTTCTGATTTGGTTACATCATTTACAATACCTCCATAAAATTCAAGTTCAACACTTGTCTTTGCAATACTTTTTTGTGCTTCAGCATTTATATCATCAAATGCATCTTGTGCATCAGTAGCACCACCTATTGCCTCAGTTAATTTATCCCAATTTGCTATAAGAGCACCTAACGCAACAACGATAAGTCCAATACCTGTTGACGCTAATGCAAGTCTAAATGCTTTGAGTGCACCTGTAGATGTTCCTACTACTGCGGTGTATGCTGCTTGTAGACCTGTTGCAATTTTTGTTTGAACATTAGTTGCAACATCTGCTGCGAGTCTCTTAAGTTGTTGTGCTTGAACCAAACCTTCTGCAACGGCTCTAACACCCAATGCAATGTTTACGGCTTCAAGTGCTTGTGCTTCTAATCTTTCTATCTCTTCGATACTTTCAGCATTAGCCCCGAAGGTTCTTGCTGCAGATGATGCAATTAAGAATGAACCTGCAACAAGTTCAGTTGCACCGGCAAGAGCAGTTAACCTTTGTTCTGTATCCAAACCCTCAATCTCTTTATCTACATCTCTAAGTCCTGCTTTTAATTTTGCAAGATTAGCCGCAGCCTCTTCATATTCGGCACTTCCGAAGTCTAAGGTTTTTATTTCATCCGATAATTGTTCTATTGCTTTTTCAAGGTCATCAATGTTTTTGATTACCTTTTCTTCACCAGTAGATTCGAATTGTACTTTTATAGCGAGTGTCTTAGCCATGTTGATAAATAGTTTTTTTGTTTAAGAACATTTTGCTGTTGCTACCGTTCCGTCTATATCGACAACGATATAAGAGTTTATTGATGGGTATTGGTCTGTCGGTAATAAGTATCTACCTGAGTTGAGTGGGGTAGTACAACCTGAATTACTATATACTCTACAACCAGCAGTAATCGTTGAACAATTAGAATACAATGTATTTATTGTTGCTTCTCCGTCACATACATCTTGTTGGTTAAACGAAACATAACATTCGTGTTCTATACAAGGTGCGGGAGTAGGTGTCGGTGTTGGGGGTCTTGGTGTGTTTTGTTCTGTATAATCAGGTGCAACTAAAGTTATCTCACCTAATTCATATGGTTCTTTGATAAATGTACATGACACCATATTCTCATCTGTAATGTCTGCATCACTCATCTCATATAACCTCCATGCTGCATTTAAGAAGTATACAGTGTCGTTAAAACTTATGGTAGACATATCTTCAGGGGTCAACTTAAATGTACCTGTAAAGAGTCTTGCATCGTCTGAATACAATATATCCAAATATTGTTTATAGAATGTTCTATACAGATTGTTTGGTGTGTATATTTCAAAATCTGCTTTTGACTTAAAGAAATCCCATGTTGGTTGGAAGTTTAAATCAGAGAAACTATTATTACTGTTGTCAGTAAGTAATGACAAGTGATTGATAGCAGGGTAGTAGTTATGTGCGATACTATCTGTACCCCCTGACTGAATATAATAGGTCGATAAGGAAGTATCAGTAGATGCAGTATAGAAAGGTACTTGACCACAATAGAAACCGATTTTCATACCATTAGAAACGGGTTGGTCTTGTATTGATGCTTCAGGTTCTCTCTTAAATAATGAGGGGACAACCATAGTTGTTCCTGAGTCACCAACAGCCTGACAAGGCATAGATTCAAATGATACCGCAACATCAAGTTCACCGGTAAGTAATTGTGATTGTTTCTCATATGTTAACTCACCAAATATACTGTCATAGTTTTCGTAATATCTTTGTGACAAAAAGTCACTACCTAAAGCATATTTGAAGTTGAGTTGTTGGTTGAGTGAATAATCAAGTGGTTGTATCTCGTATGTCTGTGAATAGTCCAATTTGTTCGACCAATCTAAGGTAGTCCCCGAACTTGTACTTAAGTAATTGACAAATGGTTCAATAAGGAAATTATTTTGTCCATCGACAATGGTAGTTAAGTTAAACATAGTCACAATGTTTCTAAAGAAATCAAGACCTGTCATACACATCAAGTTATCAGAAACTTTTATATCACCCAATGTTGAAATGATACTTGGTGATACAAATGATTCAAAAAACGAACCCTCTTGATTAAACCCTATATTATTATAGGGGTCACCGGCTGTTGTTACCCTTTGGAATTGTATTGCAACTCTCTGACCTTTTGTTAATGTACCACTCAATAAGAATGAATATGTGTTTGGTGAACCTGCTGGTATAACAACATTCTGTATGTCGTCAATTACAGTTCCTGAGTCAATATCTCTTAATACAACATTGATATATGTGGGAGCATATACCACACCACTCAAATACATCGTTTGTTCAAGTCTAAATTGGTATGCACCATCTAAAGGAACTAAGTAATGGTTTTGTCCTGTACCTGCACCCGTATCAGGGAATCCACTAACAGTATATTGTTGTAGATAGTCATACTCTATTGTGTTATATACAATATATTCATATGCATTGATTACATCAGGTGGCTCGTAGATATATGGTGTCCCCTCATAAGAAACTCTAAAGAAGTTTTGGTTTTCAGGTCTATCACCTATCGTTGCAGTTGATGAGGTGTTGTTTGTTCCCGCTAATACAAATAAACTTTCAAAATAATCTGATTCGAAGAATGCTGAGTTATATGTAAAACCTGCATTACTAAATACCTTATCCAAAAGATACTTTGCATTTAACCATGGCTTGAATTGACCTACGGTAAGGGGTGTACCTGAATTTGTTAAACCCGAAGTACCGAAGTTCCATTGACCAAACCCAATATCAGTATCATAACCTGTGTGACATAATGGATATAATACTCTACCTACAATACCTGAATAGTTATCATACGAACCACCTGAGAAAACCCATGTTGATACAATATTATCGTAATCTACTTCATGGTCAATATCGTTAAACTCCAAATCACAAAGAGTGAATGATTGTAATGCTGTGGATAATGAACTTACCTCTTCCAAGATATAAACCTCATAGAACACACCATTGGGGGTCACCTGAATCTTATTCAACCTCATCGTACCATTGAATATATCAGAACCACCTGATTGTATTACACAATCGACAAGGAGTGATGAATTGAAGTCAGTAACATTAACATCAAATGCATTTTTGAAGAACGCTTCGTTTACATCTGTACCAGGTAATGTGAATGTTTTTGAATACCCTGCTCTTCGTTGTGTAATATCTTCAATCTCTTCTATGGAACGATTTAATGATATTGCAATATTCTTCTCAAGGTCTAAATTAACCCAATCACTTGTTGATTCACCTGTTCTTTCTTTTGCTAATAATTGAACCATTAGTTATTCTGTCTTACTTCGGGATAACCCCCTTTATATTCGATTACAACATCGACCTGACCAGGTATCTGTAAGTTTGGTTTTATGACTTCTGAGTTCGTTAATATAATTGGATATAAGTCACCATCTGAATCGACAAGATATACTCTTGGACTTCTTAATAATTCTTCTGTTAACCAATCAGCATCTGACTTTGGAATATAACCTGTATGTAAGATTCCTGTTTTAGATTGTGTGTTGTCCCATACTTTTGTTTCATAGTTCCAACCATAATATGTTAGTTCAGTCCATCCGTCTTGATATAGGGGTGGTGCTTCTTTATACTCTTGTTTGTTTACATCATAACCAACATCTTCTCTTGCTCGGAAGTTATAATAGTCATAAGCCCCATATTGGTTTAGGAACATAACTTGTTGGTCACCTACAGAACAATTATCATCCAAATAGAAATAAAAGTATTCTGATATTCTTGATGTTGTTTGACAATTCTCTTCAGGCCCTGGCGATAAAACACAAGGACATACAGCATATGCTAATGCATATGTTGCATAGAATGTTGCAATGTCTACTTGGGTTGTACCAGCACCACCTAAAGAAGTGATTTCGTAAACCTCAAAATTATAACAGAAGAACTCTCCAACAGAACCAAATCCAAAACCATAATTGTTTTGGAATGTCCATGATTTTCCTGTACATCTGTTTAGTGCTATAAATCGTGTATAACTCGGTGTTGCCATTTTATCTACATATTCCTTCGTCGTTTATTGCGTAGTTGTTAGAACCTCCCGTTCTAACTGGTGTACCACAAGCACATACAACCGCTGAGTCATTGCTCTTAACATTAATCGATGTAAGAACCCCTGTATAACAATCCGTGTAATCAACATCCAAATTAAAGATACTTGAGTAGTTGTATATACCATAACTTCTACAACCAACAACACAATTATATACAGATGCTGATGGGGTGACAGTCGGTGTCGGTGTTGCAGTTGGTGATGCAGGTACTGGTACAGTTGGGTCAGGTAAACTTGTGGGACTTGGTGTCGGTGTAGGTTGAATACTTGGACTTGGAGTAGGTGTCGGTGGTGTTGCCGTATCATTTGACTTATGTAAACTAACCCTCCAATATTTTGCTGCGGGGGGAACACCAATACCCATATCAATAAGGTTAGGTTGACCAACCCCAACATATGAAATGTATTTCTTATAGAAGTCAGGGTATACTATTTGTGAATCTGTGTTACCTGAACAATCGTATCTCCATCCACCATTTACAATTAAGTTATGTGTGATACCTGTGGTCAATAAGTTATTACCATCATCGAAAAACTCAAATACAGCCGCATATACAGGGTCTGAATAAATTGAATCTTCTGAACCATTAAAGTTCAATGCTGATAGGGTTTGGTAATCACCCTCTCTTATGTATGCTATTCTTGGTGCATTGGTTAAGAACCTATGGTCGTTAGCATTATAATCGTATTGACCTGGTAGGTTTGTTGTGTTTAAATAGAACTGACCCATACTATAGTTCTTACCATCGTTCCATTCTTTTACCCCATTAAAAGCGTATCTATATTCTGCGGGTTGATATTCGGGGTCTCCTTGTGTCCCCAATCCATTATACAATATGGGTTCTTCTGTTGCTGAGTTTGCATATTCTTCACCTATGTAAACTTCGTATTGTAACCAATCTTCATCCAACCATCCCCAATTTGCTTTTGCAATGGGTTCGTTTTGAAATGATGAACCTTGATTAATGGGTTTTGAATTAACATAATTTTGTAATACCCTTGCAATATCTACTTGTCCCCAATTTGAGTTTTGTGGGGTCACCTTCAATCGTGCAATCTTTACATCATTGACGAATACATCAAAAACATATCTAAACTTGAACTTGGTAGATTGGTTTGACGATTGAACTTGAAATACAATATTACCATATACTGGTGAATACTTAGTCGGTATATTTAATGAACTGATACTCATTCTATACTTAATTGAAAATTGTCGTTACTTAACAATACGATTCTGTCCAACAAATCTTCCACATCCAATCCCAATGCCGCAAAATCATCTCGTTCAAGTAATTCGTTTATTATTGTTTGGAACTCGTCAAACACTTCCTCATCATACAAGTTAAATAGGTTCAATGCACCTATTCCCCTTTGTCCAATATTTCTGGCTATTGCAAATGCAATACCTTTCTGTTGTGACTCTTGTAAGTTATTAAAACCAGGTATTGCTATTTGTGCCCATTCTCTAATTGGTTTTGTTGGTGGTTGTTTTGCACCAGCCCTTCTACCTTCACCAAATAGAATGTCTGCACCATAGAAGTCCATTAATACAAGAATGTCATCACCTTCTACAACCACTTCAACAGATTGTTCTAATTGACCTGTTCCTTGTAATCGTCTTGGTGAGGGGTTTATTATACCACCTATCTTATTGGGTCTATCAAACTTTCTATTTCTGAGTTGGTCTTTAATCCACCCCTCAGTAAAGTTTGCTATCTCTTGTAGTAGTTGTTCTTCCATTATAGACAATATGTTCCTTCAACTCTTAATGTTATCTGTGCTTCAACACCAGCAACATAGATTGAAAATCTGTCCAAGAATGGATTGAATGTTACTGGTGTGACCATGAAGAAGGTGTAATCTTTTAATTGGTTTATATAATACTCTATGAAGTCCTGAAGTATTAGGTGACATGTCTCGACAATGTCTATATTGTTGGATTGTATATCGTCCAACATAGATGCGAATATAACATTGAAGTTAAAGTCTGTATATGTGTCATTTATTGTCGATGGTAGAGGTACAACATGCATAAGAGGGAAATCTAACAATTCTTCGTCCTGACCCACATCAGACATTTGACCAAATGTAAATGTTTGTATTACGGGGTGTTGTTCAGCGAAACCTGAAAAACTATCTATGATGGATTTAAAATTATTCATTATTTACGGTTTTTTTTACGAGACTTTTCGATTTCCTCCTTTTCTCGTTTCCATTTATTAATCTTATACAATAAATAGGTGAGGGCTTCCTGAAGAGAAAGGTTTAATACATCATCTATCTTTAGGGGGTCATCTTTAGATAGAATCATATATGTGTTGTAATAGAAGTCAGTTAGGTCTTTTAGTTTTTCTTGGTGTGTCCTTTCGTCCGGCGCAACAACTCCGTCATCTTCTTCTTCTTGACTTCCATAGAGTCCTTCTGCTTGTTTGTAAGTAGTTTTGCGTAATTCATGAAAAAAAAAACTGACGAATAGATAACTGACATAGGGAAGTCCCCCATATCTTTGCTTCTTTCTAAACACTCATCGTAGTTGTATTTGACAATGGTTCTTTCTAATGTTTTGATAGAGTATGTTTCACAAGGTCTATACAGAATTGCACATATGTGTTGTAGGTTCTTCTTTTCTTGTGAGAACAAAACCTCAAGGTCTGTCCATTCACCCCATGTCATTTGTGATGGTTGTGTAAGTCCCAACATCTCACCTTTGTATTCAACCATTTGTCTTACTGGTTTCTGTTGTGTGGTATTAGTAAACCATGACTCCAATACCTTTGCAACAAAACCTATTTGAGGTATCGTTGCTTGTTTTATTTCATCTAAAGGTATGTCTGTCATCAATGATATAAATTCAGGGTCAGTAAGGTTCTGTTCTGACATATTGATTTCTTTAACCTTGTTCCATTGGTTTAGAGTTAGTTCACCCAACTCGTATTCCTTTTCGTCCAGTAATATTTTCATTCTCTCTTGTTTTTTCACATATCTCTTTTATCAGTTTCCTGTCTTTTTCTGTGTATTGTGCTGAATACCATTCAGGGTATTTATTTGGGTCTACTTTATTTTTCATAAGAAGTGATATGTTGTTTTTGGTTTATTGAACATCTCAAGACAATATCTAATTGCATCGATTGAGTGGTTGTCATCATCTATTGGAACATCGAGGGTTTTACCATCTTTGTTGGTCTTCCATTTATAGGAATTAAACTCATTGATAATGTTAATTGAATCTTGATGAATATACACCTTATGTCTTTTGATTAAGTCAATTCCATGTAAGATGGTATGTTTCTTTACAGGTTTTGCATTTACCCCCTTTCTCTTTAGGTCTTCAATTATCTCAGGACGAGCAGAATCACACCATAAATCGTCTGTAAGGTCTATGTTGAGGGTTTGTATCTTGTAGACCAAATCATCAGCTGTAAGACCCCTTAAATAAAGTAATTCCTTTATGTATAATGAATCGTCAATGACACGACATTCGACAAGAGCTGTTGGGTCGTTATAACCAAAGTCCAATGCTCTTATTACCCTTCCACCATCTATGGGGAATTCATCTGTGACATGGAATGTATTGAAGATGTTTGTTGTGGATACTCCCCTTTCTCCTAAACCAAATACTCTCCATAAGTTTTTGTCTTTGTCTTTGAGTGATTCAATCTCTTTGATGATTTCTTCTGTAAGGAATGGGTTGTCTTTGTATGTGGATTTATGGAATAGACAATTGTCTTCTGTTTCGATAAGGTCATAGATGTATGACTCAATATCACTTGGGTTGTAGTCCATTACAATCTGACCTGTCGTTCTAATTGCCAGTTGGACATAATCGTCTCTTGTAAGTTCGTTACCTTCGTTGATAAAGAGTATCTCGCGCTTTCGGCCTCTAAGTTTTTGTTCTTCGTCTGTAGAAAACCATTCTATAACCGAACCATTGGGGAACTCATAGTATCCATCTTGTTTCTTCCACCTTTGGGGGTCGTATTGATTTAGTTCCTCAAGTATTTCCTTAAGGTCTCTCAATACTGACCCCTTCAATGCTGGTAGTGTTTTCCTTACGATAGAGAGAGTTTTGTTTGGGTTCTGAAGTAGATGTATCACCAACCATATTAAGATGTTCCAAGTCTTCCCTGAACGAGCTGACCCTTGAAACAACAATAGTCTTTTGTCTCTATTGTTTTCAAGTATCTGATATATCTCAGTCGTCTTTATCTCCATCAGGGGTGATTATCTTAACATCTATGGTATTGTCGTTTATCTTATCTCCTTGTGTTGTTACATCCATCTCCTTTCGGTCTGCCCAATCTTCTTTGAATCTGTTTCTCATAACCAATGACCATAGGTTGGAATTGATTGATTTGGAATCCCCTTTTATGAATGATTCTCTCATAAAACCAACCCAATAATTCTGTGCATATACCTCTGCCTTCTTGACGGCGTCAGAAAAGTTTGCATCTCTTTTGATTAGTTTGTAGAATGTATCCCTTGAAAGATTAAACTTTTCCATGATATGGGTGTGTTGTTTTCCTTCTCTACCCATCTCATAAATTACCTCTTTCCAATCTTCAGGCCATATACCTTTCTCTACTAAATCTTCGACTATTATTTTTGGTCTTCCTGTTTTTGCCATCTGTCTTTATCTCTGAAGAAACCCACGATAGTTGTTCCTACACCGACAAGTGTTGTGATTGCAGCAAATGTTGTATCAAGGTTGTCTTGTACATACTGAACTACGGGGATAAATTTATCTAATCCTACCATTGTGATTAGTACACCGATTGCTGTCAATGAGTGTCTTACTAACGATTTAATTTGTTGTGTGTCCATATTGTTATGTGTTTAACCAATTTATTATTTCCTCCTCTGTTCCGTAGGTCTTGAATTGTTGATAGTATAGACCTTCGATTTGTCCTTGTTCTACATCATCGAGTTCTTCCCATGTTCTGTTATGTAGAATTACTCGGGCTCTTTTTGCCATATTGTTTTTACAATTGCATCCCATTACTTCTTTGCTTGTGATATACACACCGCATATCTTTGACGATTATCAGGGAACTCTGCAATCATTTTATTATCTGACATACATCTCTGTATGAATTGAGTTCTTTCTTCAGTTGGTTTTCTTTCAATCAATGGCATGTCTCATATATTGTAGTAGTTGATTTAATACTTCAGCATATTCATAGTTTTCCTCTTGGATTGATTTTTCAATCTCATTTAACAATGTATGTTTGACCACCTCTTTTGCATGTTGCTTGTCTGTTGTGGTTTCAAGTAGGGTATATGCATCGTGTAACTTGTCACATACAACTTTTAAAACTTCAATCTTCCTTTCTTCTGTTAGGTTGAAATAATCTTTTACTAATGCGTCTGTAATCATATCTATAAATAATATCAAATGTTGTGATGAAAAAAAGGGGAGA